AAAAATTTTTGGTAAAAAAAAAAGGGAGCCATAAAGACTCCCCTTGTGTGTATAAAATATAAGTTAAGTGAAACTTGCGTTTGAAACAGCAGTATCGTTCCAGTTGGAAGATACGTCTACACCAGCTACAAGTTCGACAGCAGCAGCAGGATTCAAGAAATCTGCTCCCATTGCTAATCTACCTAGAATAACATCTCCTTGGTAAACCACTGAAACGTCACCAGATGTAACTTGAACAGAAGGTCCGATAGCTTCTACAACACCAGCAGCTTCCTTCTGGAAAATAAGACCACATGAATGATCGAATTTAGAAGCTGTACCATAGTTGTTTGTAGTCTTCTGACCGCCTGCAGGTGTACCACCATTAGCAGCAGCATCCCAGTCACCCATTGCTTCACCAACGAAAGAACCGTTGTTATCATTAGAAGCTCTTGGGTTCATAGTAGTATTAGTACCAAACTTACCAAAGAACGGAATGTTCATTGACTTAAAGATCTTGATACCAGCTATTTCTATGATACCGTTACCAGACTGTAGTGCTGTACCTTGTACGTCACGGTTTATTAAACCATTACTGTTGACGTTCTGGATAAGTGCATAATACTGTCTTGGGTTAATTACAGCAACTCTTCCGTCACCTGAAACACCTTTCTCATCTAGAATTGCAGCCGCATCATAGAATGCATCTACTAATTTACCAGAATCGTAAGCATCTGCAGCTGTTGTACTTGAATCAGTACCGACTTTAACTACAGAACCACCAGGCTCAATGAATCCACCCATTGTGACTGGAGAAGGTTGTCTAGCAGCTTTAGTTATAGCTCTAAAGATTCTTCTATCATAGTTCTCAGCTAGAGCATAACCGATCTTACGAGAGATTTCACCACGTAGATCATAGTGAGCAAGAGTCTCATCAAGCTCATAAACAAATGCACTGGAGATGAGTAGGTCATCAACGGTGATTGTCTTCTCTGCTACTGGAGGTGACTTCTCGTCGTTACCGAGTATGCTTTGGCCTGGGATATGGAATTCACTTTTGGTACGACCTGTGTAGATGAACTGTA